CTGAAACTCTCATGCACACCTATATAAAGATGTAAGTTGTAATGGAGAATGGAGAACGATTGCGATACGGGGGCGACTGCACCCCGTATCTATGTTATGCCTAATTACTTGACTGCAATTGGATCTGCATCAACGGAAAGTTTTCCGTCAACAGTTCAGATTCTTGCTCGGCATCTATTAACGGCTTAAGTTCCATTGATGACACAACCTTAGTCTTATAATCATTATAAACTTCAGGTTGATCCTTTCTAAACGCTTCACTATCGAAACGCTTATAACTCCTAATAATAACATTGAGTTTATGCTCAACGCCTTTTAAGACCTTGTCCTCCTCTGTCACGAATGACTTAACCAAAGTCTTTTGTTCTTTCAACTTCGAATTGACGAAGTTTGCTAGAACTGTTAGCCTTGCTAACTTATCTATTTCCTTCTTTTTATTCATGTCGAACTCCTTATACACTTAATATAATCATGTCCTAACTAATTGCAACTACTTATATAAAAAAACTGTGGATAACTTTTGACACCACAAATATTGCTGTGACCAGCAGGACAGCTCCCAGCAGCTCCCGGGCCAACGACCCAATCCCAAGTGGGAGACTGGCAATGGAGATCGCCACGATGGAGATAACCAACACACTGGCAACTAAAATAAAAAGGAAGGCGGGCAAAACTAACCGTAGGCTCTTTCATCTGTGTCCCAATCTGCACAGATCCCTCTGCACACATCTTCGCATGCCCACCAGGCCAACAGGTTGTGAAGCTGCAGCTCACTCCCCACCTCTTTAGCACCGTTGAAAGTTACTATTAAATGGAGAATGGACGGCTCGCCCAGGTCATCCGCCATGTCACTCAACCTTTGCCAAATCTCTTCTTTGTATTTTTCATAGAATGCAGATGTGTCTGCATAGTATATCAACTCACTAATGGTGCCACCTGAGCAGCCGTGCTGCACCACATCTTCAATTGTGCTTCTTTCCTGGGTATCTAACAGCCAATCTAGAATGGAGTCTTGTTTGAATTCAACTGCCATCTGGCTTCTCCTTCCAAGTATAGGCACCTATCTCGTGGGGTAACCATCCATATTTGTTCAACAGCAAATGGATAATAAAATTGTAGTTATAATTCATCTTCCCTCCTTGTGGTATGGACATCGAACCAGCGTCAGGTGGTAAACAACCCAAACCTTTCAACTGGTTCAATCTTTTAAGATCTGTCAAATCGCCCATGTAAGTGCCGTGCTACTACCCGCCATCTGCAGTTGGTTTCTACCTGCAACTGGTTTCTTCACACGGCATATAATATATATAGTCCTAAATAGTTAGGATGTCAAGGGGTAATGTAAATTTTTTTACCCAACAGGTTATCACCCAGGTCTGCGCAGGACTGGACCAGCACTCATCATAGGCAAAATGATATAGCTTGGTGAGTAATGGAGAATGGAGAAAGGTGGGTGCACCATCGCTGATGCACCGAGTTCATGTGTTTGGCTAACATGAATAAAGAAGGAATATCTACGCACTACCATCTTCCTGAGCTGGTGTCAACAACCATCTGGTGCCTGGTGGACAGTGCAGCTCCGGCCACTCTAGTAATGGAGATTGGGATGGGGCTCGCTAATGGAGAACAATGGAGCTTGGTGAGTCACCCGGAGTCCAGGAACCCAGCAGTGCGGTCAACTGTTCCCAGTCCACGGGCCTGGGCCGCTGGGGGATGGAGAGTAATGGAGGCACACGATCCACGGTATGGGGACAACGGACAATGGAACCTGAGAATAATTTAATGGTCTTCGAGCGAGGGTCTCTGGCAAGAACAAACACGGGTGCGTCTAGTGAATAATGTCTATTTATCCATGCAATTTGATGTGGTGAAAAGTTAATCTTATTATCTTTTATTATCTTAAGCTCTATCCAAAAACATCTCTTAAAAAAGCCATGTAAATCAGGTATTCCTAGACCACTAGTAGCTTCAATTCTTGTCCATACAACAAGCTTAGTATTTCTCTTGAGTTGTTGCCAAAGATTACGCTCAATCATTGTGCATCACTACCTGGATCTCCTGACTTTCTATGTCAACATATATAATATTTACTCTGAGTTTTTTCTGTAATGGAGTTCTCGGTCTGCTTATATGGTGACCTTTTCTGTTGCCTGATTTACGAATAGACTTAGTTTTTACATCATACAAATTAATCTTACCATTACGGTCAACTGTTACAAAATCGACACAACCAGTATCATGTATCGTCTTGAATACTAAGTTGCCCATCTTCATCAGGTGCACTATCGCCATCGCTTCCGACAGATTCCCCTTGTAATGTTTCCTGTTCAATAACTTCATATTGTCCAGGAATGGATAGTTTTCTTCTGAGCTCAACTAATTTCTCCTCTACTTCACCAACCGTCATCTGATCTATTGTACCATGCATAATTTCTTTGCGGTCAATATATAAACCAGCAACCATGCCACGGTATTTCTCCGCTGCAATAGCACCAGTAAAATTACCAGCAGCTTCCGCATTATCACGTAATTCAGCTAGTTTTTGTATGTGTGATTTGTAGGAAATGGAGTATCTCCTATTTAGTTCTGCACGCCGTCTTTCTAATTCTTGAACAACATGTGGGTAGTATTTGGGGTTTTGTAGTTTACTGGCAACCACAGGAGCTATCTTTTCGCTGTATCCAGCATCAATTGCACACTGTTTTGCACTCTGTTGAAGCCCTTTTTGGATAAAAATATTGACAAATTCCATCTGTTTTGGGGTCAATTCGAGTGTTTTTTTAGCTTT